AGATACATCGTTAAAGATTTAGCTTTGCCCGCATCAAGTTCTGTAGAACTTGTGCAAGGTGGTTCTAAAATAGTTTTGAACAGTGGAGATGTATTGAAAGGTCAAGCCAATACTGCATCAAGTGTGGATGTTTGGTTAAGCCGTGTAGATTCAATTAGTACATAAGGAGAATAGATGGCTGAAATAAATGAACAAGTTTATATAGGTGATAGAGCAGCAGAAAACAGTATTCACCACCATGCAGCAACTTTTGATAGAGCCATGGTGATAGAAAATGCTGTGTTAGCTGGTCCTGTAACTTTTAGTGCAACAGTGACTGTAACTGGAACGTTGGTAGTAATATAATGAGTAAAATAGAAGTAAATCAAGTTGACGTACAATGTGGTTCTACCTTAACTTTAGGTAGTTCAGGTAAAACAGTAGCCTTAGCTTGCGGTGCTAGTCAAACAGGCTTTGGTCGTACTGGAACTGTTAATTGGCAAACATCAATTAAAACAGCTGCTAGTTTTTCTGCATCAGATGGTGAGGGGTATTTTGTAAATACTACAAGCAACGCGATTACAGCAAATTTACCAGCAGGTTCTGTTGGAGCGATTGTAGCTTTTAAAGATTACGCACAAAATTTTGATACAAACGCTTTAACTATTTCTGCAAACGGATCAGATAAAATAGAAGGTCAAACTTTTGATTTAGTTTTAAGTGAAGAAGGACAAGCTGTTACTTTAGTTTTTGGCGATGCTACTAAAGGTTGGCAAGCTGTTAATAGCAATGAAATTGCAAACGTACAAAAATTTGTATCAGCAACTGGTGGAACAGAAACACAATCAGGAGATTTTAAAATACATACATTCACCGGAGACGCTAATTTTGTAGTTTCATGTGCAGGGTCTGCAGCAGGTTCAAATAAAGTTTCTTATGTAGTCGTAGCAGGTGGAGGTGGTGGAGGTTTCGACGCAACAGGTGGAGGTGGTGCTGGTGGATACAGAGAGGGAAAATGTTCATCTGATCCTTACACTGCTAGTCCTATAGCCACAACTGGTTTGTCTGTGCCTGTAGGAACATATCCAATTACAATAGGAAGTGGAGGAAATGGTGCCACAGGTCCAAGTAGAAACACTTCAGGTTCAGATTCAGTTTTTCATATATTTACATCAGCTGGTGGAGGAGCCGGCGCTAGCTTCCCAGGGCATGCTTCTTTAACAGGTGGATCAGGAGGTGGTGGAGGTAGAGGTAGCAATGGTGCAGCAGGTAATACACCGCCAGTAAATCCTCCTCAAGGTAACGCAGGTGGAAATTCAGCCAACCCAACAAATAATAGCGGAGGTGGTGGAGGAGCCACTGCAGCAGGAGGATGTGGGGCTGCTAATCCAAACCCTACTTCTGTAGGTGGTGCAGGGGCAACAACTAATATACCAGGTTCACCAACATCTTTTGCTGGTGGCGGTGGAGGTGCTTTTTATACTCCTTCTTGTGACCCATCAAAACTGGCTGGAGGAGTCGGTGGAGGCGGTAATGGAGCTAGAGGAAACGCTTCACAAGCAACTGCAGGAACAACCAACACAGGTGGCGGAGGCGGTGGAGGTTCAGGAACTTCTCCGCAAGCTGGTGGAAATGGTGGATCAGGAATAGTAGTAATTAGGTACAAATTTCAATAATGACTAGTAAAATTAAAGTAGATAATATTAATAAAGTTTCTGATGACTCTAATGTCATTAATAAATGTGGATCAACTGTAACAGTAGGATCAGCACCAGGTAATCTTAGATCTGGCACAAATAATTTACAAGCATCAGATGGCGGAAATTTAATTAGTCAGTCTGGTACAACAATAACTTTAGGTGCCTCTGGAGATACAATTACTCTAGCGTCAGGAGCATCACAAACAGGTTTTGGTCGTACTGGAACTGTAGATTGGTGTACAACAGCTAAAACGTCTCCGTTTACTGCTGTGTCAGGTGACGGATTCTTTGTAAATACAACCAGTGGAGCTGTTACAGTTACACTTCCAGCATCACCATCTCAAGGTGATATCGTGGCTTTAAAAGATTACGCTAATACTTGGGACGATAACAATGTTACTTTAGCAAGAAACGGTTCAAAAATTAACGGTGTTTGTCAGTGTGCAACTTTAGATGTAGAATCTACATCAATAACTTTAATTTATGTTGATGGAACTAAAGGTTGGCAAGACATTCACGATTCAACTTCAAATGTTACTGGTGGAGCATTTTTATCAGCCACTGGTGGGACAGTAGCTACAGTTTGCACAAATTTTAAAGTACATACATTTACTGGAGATGGAACTTTTTGTGTAAGTTCGGGTGGTGGTCCAAAAGGTAAAGTAGATTTTCTTGTAGTAGCTGGTGGTGGTGGAGGCGGTGGAAATGGGTCTCATAATGCTGGAGGTGGTGCAGGTGGATATAGAGAATCAAAATGTTCAGCAGTTTCAGGTTGTTGGTCAGCATCTCCATTAGCAACCGCACAATCTTTAACCATGTCCCCGGGGCCATTTACTATTACAGTGGGTGGTGGCGGACCAGGTGGAGCACCAGGAAATGGAACAACAGGTACTCCTTCAGTTTTTAGTACAATAACTTCTGCTGGAGGAGGTGGCGGTGGAGAAGCAGCAAATGGATTAGCTGGAGGCTCTGGTGGTGGAGGGTCAGGTAGTGGTGGCACAGGTGGCGCAGGTAACACTCCTCCAGTAAATCCTCCACAAGGTAACACTGGTGGAGCATCACAGTCACCATGGGGAGGACCTTTATATTCAGCAGGAGGTGGCGGTGGAGCTGGAGCTGTTGGAACAACTGGAACACCTAGTGCTGGTGGAGCAGGTGGTGCTGGAGTAACAAGTTCAATAAATAACACACCAACCGCAAGGGGCGGTGGTGGAGGTGGACAACAATATAATAATTCTGCACGTCCTGGAGGATCAGGTGGTGGTGGAAGTTCTGGTGGAACAAATCCTGGATCAGTTAATACTGGAGGTGGTGGAGGTGGTGGTAATGGTCCACTAGGAGTAAGTGCTGGAAACTCTAGTGCTGGTGGAAATGGTGGTTCAGGAATAGTAATTATAAGGTATAAATTTCAATAATGAGTACGATTAAAGTAGATAAAATAGAAAAAAGATCAGGAAGCACACTTACATTAGGTGGCGCTTGTACAGCAGTAACTTTAGCGCCAGGTGCTACACAAACTGGGTTTGGTAGAACAGGCACGGTAGATTGGTGCACAACGAAAAAAACAAGCCCATTCACTGCTGTTAGTGGTGATGGATTTTTTGTTGATACTAATTTAGGAGCTATTACAGTTACACTTCCTAGTTCGCCCTCTGCTGGTGATATTGTAGCTTTTAAAGATTATGCCAATACTTGGAATTGTAATGCAGTTACAGTTTGCAGAAATGGATCAAAAATTAATGGTGCTTGTGCCAATAGTGTTTTAAATACACAATCACAGTCTGTAACTTTAATTTACGTAGATGGCACAAAAGGTTGGCAAGATATACACGACTCAACAGCAAATGTAACAGGAGCAGTTTTTACATCAGCGACTGGTGGATGTGTTACAACTTCCGGTAACTTTAAAATACATACGTTTAATGCAGATGCTAATTTTATTGTTTCACAGGTTGGTAATGATGCTGGAGGTTCGAATAAAGTTTCTTATATGGTCGTAGCAGGTGGTGGTGGCGGTGCCGGTATGACCAATCAATCTTCTGCTGGTGGTGGCGGTGGAGGAGCTGGTGGTTACAGAGAAGGTAAGGTATCTTCAGGTAACGGCAGTGATCCTTACTCAGCTTCACCATTGGTGGCAGCTGATGGTTTAGCTGTGACGGCAGCCACTTTTCCAATTACAGTTGGAGGAGGAGGTGGTCCATCTTCATCTCCTTTTGATAACCCTACTACAAGGGGTGCAAACGGTACCGCTTCAACTTTTAGTAGTATAACAAGCGCAGGTGGTGGTGGCGGTGGAGCTAGAACAACTCCACCAGCAAATGCCACATCAGGTTCTGCTGGTGGCTCAGGTGGTGGTGTTGGAGGTGTAGGTTGTGGTATAGCTGCTGCAGCAGGAAATACACCCCCAGTAAATCCCCCTCAAGGTAATAATGGTGGAACAAGAAGTGGTTCACCTCAACAAGCCGGAGGTGGTGGAGGCGGCGCTGGAGCAGTAGGAGGAAATGGTTGTGGAGCCACTAATGGTGCTGGCGGAGCAGGGGTAACAAGTTCTATTTCAGCATCACCTGTTACAAGAGCCGGTGGAGGTTCAGGGGCTGGTGCATCTGGAGCTACTGCTGGTGGTCCAGGTGGTGGAGGAGCAGGTGGAGCCTTTGATCCAAGTCCAGGAGCGCCTATTCCAGGTTCTCCTTCAAGAGGGGCGAATGGAACTGATAACACAGGTGGAGGTGGAGGTGCAGGAGCTGGTGGTGAAACAACACATACACTTGGTGGAACTGGTGGTTCAGGAGTGGTGGTAATAAGGTATAAATTTCAATAGTTGAATGGTATTTAAAATTAATATATAAGGAGAAACATTATGGCACATTTTGCAAAACTAGGAATAAATAGTAAAGTTATAGCAGTGCATGTTGTTGACAACAAAGATTGTCAGAACGCAGATGGTATTGAAGATGAAGAAGTAGGCAGACAGTATTTGGAAAGAATCCATAACTGGCCTCTTTGGAAAAAAACATCTTATAATACACAAGGCGGACAACACTCATCTGGAGATAACACTAAAGCTTTAAGAGGTAACTATGCCGGCATTGGCATGATTTATGATGAGGATAATGATATTTTTATTAATAAAAAACCTTATGCTAGTTGGGTATTAGATGTTCCTACAGCTAGTTGGAAATCACCAATCGGTGATGCACCTGAGTTAGAACAAGCAGAGCTTCTTACTCACAGGTACGAATGGGATGAAGCTAACGGGAGTTGGAATAAAGTAGAAAGATAATTTATGCAGAAGGTGGTGCTGTCAGAGATTAGTCTTATTCATGGAGACGTTAAAACTCCAAAAGGCTTTGAAATAGATCGAGTAAAAATAAAAAACGATATCATTTCATCTTATATAAAAAAAGACAGAATTAGTCAGAACAACAAGGACTACTCTTATCAAGATTATCAAGTTCCTTTTTCTCAACCTTTACAATGGTTAAGGGATTATTTAAGAGATCATGTTAGATTAGAGCATTATTTTACATTAATTCCAAAATTAGATTTTGGAGTGGTGCTTAACCCAAAAGAAAAATCTTTTTTAAGAAATCAAGTCGATCTTGTAGATTTAAGAAATTCAGCCGATTTCACATTAATTTACGTCGTAGAGTGTGAAAAAGACTCTTGTGAACTTGTAATTGAATATGACGACAATAGAAGAAAAAATAGAACTTGGCACGTACCACTTTTAAATAATTATTTTTATCTTTTTCCTTCTACACAAAAATATTTTATATCTGAAAATAAATCAAAAAAAATTAATATTTTTTTAACATCAACTTATGAATACATCTAATAGCATAATTATTATAAATAATTTTTTATCAAATACTCAAGTAAATAACTCTATGAATGCTTTTAATTCATCAAAGGATGTGGAAAAATACAATGGTAGATCAATCACTAAGCCTGAAGAAATAAAAGATTATAGGAGTATAGTGAAAAAATGTGAAGATTGTATTAATTTAAAAATTCAATGGTGGCAAATAGTAAAGTGTCCTATTGGTTCAACATTTAATAAACATAAGGATACAGCCGATAAAAAAACAGTAGCTTCTTTTATAATTTTTTTAAATGATAATTTTATAGGTGGACATTTAATTTTTAAAGATGGGATTGTTGTATACCCCAAAAAAGGAAGAGCAGTTTTTTTTGATGGACCTAATTTAGAACATGAAGTAAATCAAAATTTAAATGGAGATAGATACATAATAGCTGGGTGGTGTTGTAAATGAATATATCTAATTATTATTGGTATTTTAAATCTGCCGTGCCAGAAAGAATTTGTGACATGATTGTGCAATACGGTAAATCAGAAAAGAAAAGAGAGATTATGGCCATTACAGGAGGTTTTGGTAGAGATAGAGATTTAAATAAAAATCCTCTTAATAAAGATGAAATAAAAAATGTACAAAAGAAAAGAGATTCTAATATTGTTTGGATGAGTGACCCATGGATATATAAAGAAATACAACCATACGTTCATGAGGCTAATAGAAATGCAGGTTGGAATTTTAATTGGGATTGGTCAGAAGCTTGTCAATTTACAATATATAAAAAAGGGCAATACTATGGTTGGCATTGTGATAGTTGGGATAAACCTTATATAGAAGAAGGTCCAACAAAAGGTAAAATTAGAAAATTATCTGTAACAGTAACATTATCAGATCCAAAAGAATATAAAGGTGGAGAATTAGAGTTTGATTTAAGGAATGAAGATCCTGATAAAAAACCTAATGTTAGAACATGCACTGAAATATTACCAAAAGGCTCGTTGGTTGTATTTCCATCTTTTGTATGGCATCGAGTCAAACCAGTAACGAAAGGAGTAAGGCATAGTTTAGTTATATGGAATTTAGGCTATCCCTTTAAATAATATGGAACAAGGCGGAAGTTCAACACCAAAAAAACCAAAAGGACACGTAGATTTTAAATCTGCGTTTTATTTTCAAACACCACTTTGGATTGCAGAAGCTCCAATGTTTTTGAAAAATACAATTAAAGTAACAAATCAATACGTTAAGAAAGCTGAAAAACTTTTAAGAGATAAATTAAAAAACGAACCTAAATGGAAAAAAGATATAGGAACATTTGGTTTATCTTATCACAGTGAAAGTTTTTCTCATGATCCTAAAGTAAAAGACTTAGTTCAATTCATAGGTCAAAGATCATATGAATTTTTAGATTGGCAAGGATTTAATTTACAAAACCATAGTTTGCATTTTACAGAATTTTGGGTGCAAGAATTTAGTGAAAAAGGTGGTGGTCACCACGACACTCATGTGCACTGGAATCAACATGTATCAGGATTTTATTTTTTAAAATGTAGTGAGAAAACATCTTATCCAATATTTCATGACCCAAGACCTGGTGCAGAGATGACAAAGTTATTTATGAAAAATCAAGAAAAAATAACACTTGGAAGTAATCAAGTTCATTACAAACCAAAACCAGGAACAATGATTATTTTTCCAGGTTATGTTCCACATCAATTTGCAATCGACCCGGGGCTAGAACCTTTTAGATTTATACACTTTAATATTAAAGTGGTGGAAACATCTATATCAAAAGAAAGGAGTATAAAATGAGTTTTAAAAAAAATAAGTATGTTGTAATTAAAGAGGCTGTCCCAAAAGATATAGCTAATTTTGTTTACAATTATTTTTTAATGAAAAGACAAGTGGCTAGAACAATGTTTGATGAAAGATACATATCACAATTTACGACAGAGTTTGGTGTATGGAATGATGAACAAGTACCAAACACATATTCTCATTATGCAGATATAGCTATGGAGACTTTATTATTAAGAACGCAACCGATTATGGAAAAGAAAACCGGTTTAAAATTATATCCTACATATTCTTACGCTAGAATATATAAACCAGGAGATATTTTACATAGACACAAAGACAGATTTAGTTGTGAAATATCTACAACGCTAAATCTTGGCGGTGATCCTTGGCCTATACATCTAGAACCTAAAAAGAACGTGGGTATACCTGATGGTAAAAAAATAACTGTATCTAGTAAAAATAAAGGTATTACAGTAAATTTAAAACCTGGTGATATGCTTGTCTATAGAGGCATGGAACTAGAACATTGGAGAGAAGAGTTTCAAGGAGATAATTGTGCTCAAGTTTTTCTTCACTATAATGACCAAAAATCTAAAAACGCTGATAAGAATATATACGACGGAAGGCTACATTTAGGGCTTCCTGCTTGGTTTAAAAAGTGATATATCCTTATACTGGAGAGAGTGTCACCACCATAACACCACACTCTCTCCTGTTTAAGGATAAATTATGTTAGGACTAAGTGCATTTTCAGAGTTTCCGTTTGCAACAGCAGCCGAGGATAGAGCAGTAACTATTACAGCTACTAAGACATCGTTAACAATAACGATAGGTAGCATAGGTATTACGGCTGATTCTATTGTAGAGGATGCTACAGCAAACCCATTAACACTTGGTTTTGGTACATTGTCCATAACTGGAGAGGCTAATTTAAGCCCTACAGGAAGCCCACTAACCTTGGCTACCGGAACAGTCACAGTCACAGCAGATGCTAATATATCTGCTAGTGCAAACAGATTGACTATGTCTTCCGGTACTGTTACAGTGACTGCTGACGCAAATGTAGATATTACTGGTAGTCAGTTGACGTTGGCTACAAAGGATGCTACGGCGATAACATGGAGTGCAGTGGTTCCAGGTGCGACTATGATCTGGACACCAATAGAACCTTATTAATATGGCATCAAGTTTTTCGACAGATACAAAATTAGAACTCATAGCAACTGGTGAAAAAGCTGGTCTATGGGGCACAATAACAAACACAAACTTACAAATATTAGAACAGTCAGCCACAGGATATTTAGATCAATCTATGGCATCTGGAGATGTTACATTAACTTTAACTAATGGTGCAACTTCTGATGGTAAAAATGCTTTTTACGAATTAACAGGAACCTTAACTGGAAATAGAACTTTGATAATGCCAGCTGGAGCAGAGAGATCTATTATTGTAAAAGACTCTACAACTAGAGGAAGTAGTTCTACACTTTTCTCTTTATCTGTACAAACGGCTAGCGGAACAAGTATTCCTATTCCAATAAATGCAACCGTTGCAGTTGTATCAGATGGCACAAATATGAAACTGGGTTTATTATCAAAAGGTTTTGGAACTATAAACTCAGCCTCAGTAACAACTTACATAGCAGTAGCTGGCGACCAACTTTTAACAAATACAACAACTGCAGGGATAACAATTACATTACCTAGTTCAGCTGCAACTGGCGA